AAATTGTCCTTTTTTAGAAGAAGACCTTCGGTGTTATAAAATTCAGGACGGCCAGATTGTATATTGTCCAGTAAAAACACGAAAGATTTACATTGATAAAATGAGATCCGAACGTAATTTCAATCAGCTCGATATAGAATTCATGAGGGCTATAGAGGAAGGCCGTGATACAAGCAGTATTGTTTCACAAAAAAAGGCCCTAAGAGAAGTTCCTAATCATCCAATATGGGATACCTGTGTTACGCTCGATGATTTCAAAAATGTAACACTTGCTAAAATCCTTTCCACAACCACCCAGTAATTATATATTTGTCTTTAGTTTCCTGACCACAATGAGGATAGGCCCAAACTGACGGGAACATGACAAATTTACCAGTCTCTGGTTTCACCTTCTTATAATGAAAATCAGTCTCACCTCCCTCTTCTATGGTGTTTAGATACCATATAAAAGTGATAATTCTTGCACTTCCGTATTCGTACACATAGTCGTGATGCCATTTATAGTATCCGCTTTTCTGGATTTGATACCCAGAATGCCAGACGTCCGAAACATTCTCTTTGTGAGGAAACTTAGAGTCTATAAACTTTTGATATTCTTTAATATTCAGACGCAGTATATCATCGAGTTTATCTTCTATTACTTCCCAGTCACTGAATCTGGAAATCATTAGATCGGTTGAATTTTTCATTTCTGGAATGTATCCACCACCAGTAGTACCTGGATATTTTCTTTTATCATCTTCGTATTTTTCTATAATCTCTTTACAAAAATTAGAATCTAAATTATTGTCAATAGTCATTACGAGATCCATATTATTTATACATGGGTTATAAACTTTAAATTACCATTTAGGCGCCAAAAGAAAGGTAGTCCAGTTGGTAACATTATTATATTTCCAGGGTTGAGTGTTTTTTTAGTCTCGAATGTAGTAAATTCACCATATCCTTCTATAATCCAAATCATCCTAAGAGGGTATTTATTATCGTACTCTTCGTGAAAATAAATCTTACCCTTGGTATCAATCGTCTTAAATTCAGTAGGTTGATTAAAAAATGGAAGTTTGCCAACTTGATTTTTATAATTTTCAAGAGTTTCGCGAAATACATCATTAATCTTATATGTATCTTTGTACTCCTTGAATGTAACTTGTGTAATTGTTCCAAACGTTAAAGTAAGACGCATTATTTCTTTTATGACTGGCATCGGTGTAGGATTGTACATGTATAATAAATGGCGATCTTCGTGTGGGAAAAGAATTACTCGTTTTTTTCCTTTGACTTGGCAAAGGAAATTATCGTGCTCGTCAAAATGACACAAAGTCCTAATATTTCCAAAATTCAGCCATAAGCTCTTCATATAGAGTGTGGTCGGATATGGAATATCTTTAACTTTGGTATTATCAAAATGAGCCTGTGATAGATAATACCTTGGATTTTTAGTATCTATAAATTCCTTGAACGTCATGTACGGAAAAGTAACATGACCTTTGTATATATGGCTTAGACGATCTGGTGGAAATAAACCATTCAATGTACTTCTTACGCATTTTATTTCTGCATCTTCTTTTAATATATCTGTGGGTTCTACATTTATATCATGCTTGATTGTTCTTGGTAATAGTTTTGATTTTTCACCTCGCTGCCAATTATGAATAGAATCATACCAAAAATTAATAGCAAAGTTTAATCCATCAGTAACGTCTGTAGAATATACAAAATGAAACCAACCGGCCGGAATAAATAGAGCCTGGCCAGGTCCTATTTCGAATACATGTTTCCTTGCTTTATAATACAAAGGAAACTGAGATGGATCGGGAAATTCTTCTGGTACTCTAGAATATTTGTATTCACCGATAAACTCTTGTAAACTCATATACTATTACACATTCTTTATCTTTATATAAAGAAATGGTTAGTTTTTAATCCAATGGATGTATACACTTATCCACAACCATTCTGTATAGAAAATAACTTCTGCACCGATGATGAAATCAAAAATTTATTGACTGAAATGACCAGTATGATACCGGATATGAGTTCCGATCCTCAAAAATCAGAAAGTGCAAAAACAAAAGAGGGTAAATATCTGGCAAAACGAAAGGGTATATTCGTAAAAGTAAAAGAGAATGATCCCTTTGATAAGTTGCAAAAAAAGATTATGGATCCTTCCCGGATTGAAAAACTCGTGAGCAGAAATTCATTATTTGGTTATCTAACATCGGATGTAAAAGCTGGAATGCTTGTAAGCTTGTTTGAAGAAGGAGATGAATATGAATATCACACAGACAAGGCTATTATATCGATTACATATTATATATGGGAAGGAGAATTTGAAGGTGGAAATTTCATTCTAGAAGATAGTATTGTACCTGCTGGTCATAATTCACTTATAACTTTTCCTTCGTGTCTAAAACATAAGGTTACACCGGTCAAGGGAAAAGGTCGTCGCTGGTCAATCACTATGTTTATAAATTATATGGACCATAGCTTTGGTCCACCTATACAGACTTTTCCCAATTTTCTAACAAATCTAGATTACGAATATATTTCGGAAATAGGTAACAAACTTAAATGGGAACATAGCGGAGTATCACTTGAAGGGCCTCCAAAGTTTCTATACTCCAATCTAATGGCCGAGAGGTTCTTTAGTGAATATCTATTTAATAAGATACCAGGTGGTCCATGGGACCTGAAACGTGTATATGCCAATGGACAAGTGTACGGTCAGAATGGTGATTTCCATACAGACGATGTCGATCCAAATACTTTTACGTTTCTTCTATATACAAACAAGATTGACTCTAAAATTATGGATAAATGGGGTGGTCAGACTGAATTCATGATTAACGGAAACAATTTTCTAATATATCCAGACCCAAATAAAGCTATATTATTCCCATCAACAATTTTACACAGAGGGTTTGGACCAAGTAGATTTGTTACCGATATGCGAGTCACAATCGCATGGAAATTATCTAAAAAGAATCTAGGCTAATACAAATGGGTATTCTCACCAGTAACTCGTACGTCAGTACCAGATTTGAACCCATAATGCTTATGATGCAAACAGACGGCACATATCATATTACAGGGACTTGCCGTATTTACAACACGCCAAATGATATATACACTATAGGTAAAGCAAACTATGTGTTACAAAATGTAACAAAAGAAATGCTAAACAATTCTATTCACACGATCGTGTATAATCATCTCAAGACTAATGTTTTCCCAGGGTCTGTAGATGATATCTAAACTTATAATAGATGTACGTGTACGCAGACTCAACAAATCGCGACACGTTACTTTACCCTTCAGGAAACAGCTACACCCTTCACTTGACAACCCCTGCGAAGAGTGTAACCCAGGTCGACCTCGTCGCTGCCAAAGTACCAAATGCAATCTACAACATCAACAATGGTTTGAATGTCATCGAGGTTGGTACAACCCCATTCAGTATCCCCCCCGGTTTCTATTCAGCCTATGGTATTGCCGATGCTTTGTCAGCCCGTATTGGACTCGAAGTCAAGTACCTCCCAGACGAAGGTAAACTCTGGTTCTTCAGTTCCATCTCTCCATTTACTCTTCAGATGATGACCCCCGAGATCCAGCGAGTATGTGGATTCAAGTCAAACACAGTTTACACAGCAACTCTTACAACCCTCAACCCAGCTTACACCAGTGGACCAGCTGGTTACTACATCAAGTCCGACCTTGTAGTCGACTTGTCCACCAACGAGTTTGTATTTCTGGACATTGACGAGCTTCGAACAACTCAGGTCACTGATTCCAAGGCTCTGGTTGGTGAGACATATTCGAGTCAGACGATCCGTAGTACCTTCGCTATGATCCCAATGGATGTGGGTTCAGGGTGTATCAAAAACTTCAAGGAGGATCACGATTATGTCATATCCATCACATACCCACAACCAATAGTTAAGCTATCACGTTTGACAGTGAGATGGTATGACAAGTTTGGTCAGCTCCTCAACTTTAATGGATTTGAGAATAACGCATTTGTACTCAGAGTCCATGAGATGCCGCCACCAGAAGAGGATCCTGAAGAGAAATCTAAATCGATCACAGAAGTTGAACTCCAACGTCTCATCGAGTCTCTCATTCCACCACCGCCACCACCTAAACCAGAAGTAAAGAAGGTGGTGATACCCAGGTTCCTTATGTACCTCATTTTAGGGATTGTCATTGCAATGGCCGGTTTCACCTTATGGAAATCATCTCAGCCACCACCCATGCCACAACCACCTCAGATGCCACAATTAAGTCGGTTTATACCTCCACCTTTAAGACCTCCAGTAGCGCCACGACTGATTTAAAGACTTTATAGTTTAATAATAGTATAATGCCTTACCTAGCAGTTTATGGGCAGAACTTTGCATCAACAGGAGGAGGTGATTTAACTCATCTTGATGTAAGTGGAAATATAAATACATTTGGAACGATTAACATCATCTCAAACGCTTTTTTTATGAATACACTAAAAGTGACTTCGAATCTTGTCATCACCACTAATGCATATGTTGGTACAACACTCAATGTCATTAATTACATTAATACAGCCTATTTGAACACAAATGGTATTACAACAACAGCGAATATCGCAAACACAGCCGGTAATGTAGCACTGACAGGTAACCTGATTACAACAAACATCTATTGTACCAATGTCATTACCCAGTCTAATATTTCAAATACGTTTGGTAATGTTGCTATAACAGGCAATTTAGTCACGTCTCAGAATATTTACTGTATGAATCTGTTTCTGCAAAGTAACATAGCAAACGTTTATGGTAATGTAGCCCTTACAGGTAACCTGATTACAACAAACATCTATTGTACCAATGTCATTATGGATTCAAACGTTTCAAATACGTTTGGTAATGTTGCAGTTACTGGAAACTTGTTGGCGTCTCAGAACATCTATTGTGCAAATCTATTTTTACGTAGTAACATAGCAAACGTTTATGGTAATGTAGCATTGAGTGGAAACTTGATAACGACTAACATCTTCTGTACTAACGTGATTATGCAGTCGAATGTTTCAAATACGTTCGGTAATGTTGCAGTTACTGGAAACTTGTTGGCGTCACAGAATCTGTTTTCTCAGAATATGATTTTAACAACAAACATCATTCCAACTACTGGAACTGTAAATATGACAGGTAATGCTATTATACAGAGTAATCTCCAAGCGAATAATTTGACAGTTGTGTCATTCATCAATGGTCTATTTTCACTGATTGGTTCTTCATATTTTTACATTAACAATAATCTGACATTACCAACGTATTTATCTAAATCATCAGGTGTCATCTTTTACGGTATTTCTCTAGCTAATTTCAATGGTGGTCAGACGTCAAAGTATATCAGCATTACACCAAATGGTAACTTCCAGTTCAATACACCTGGACTTTACAAGATGACGGCTGTATTTGCAACTGATGCAGCTCTTGGCCGTGTAGCGGTCGGTGCTTCTGCATCAGATTACACTGTGGGAGGCAGACCATCAAATATGAATGACTATTTATACGTGTATCAGTATGATGTGACACAAGTACCAACAGTTCCTGTTACAGTTCCAATTCTAGTAACTAATACAGCGCTGAATTATTATATTGATATTTTTGCATATCGTACTTTGCCTACAGTTTTGTATCAGACAAATAAACCAAATTTAGGTGATTATACTGATTATATTGGCGGTACTTATATTGCTATTGGCCCATTCTAAAGACCGAGGGCAAGGCCACTCGTGATGGACCGGGGATCAGTGGTTGCGCCACTGAGCTTAACCCCGGGTCACTGCGTAGACAGTGCTTGGCTGAGCGATGGTCACGTTGCGAGCCACATTCTTCACAACGGTGTACACAACGACTGCCAGCAGGGTGGTGAACAGAGCGGACAGCACGTAGTAGTTGGGGTTGTTCTTGTTCACAACCACCAGCATGCTGATCATAAAGCGAACCACATCCATCCATGCGATGGCGGCGGCAAAGGAGAAACCGGCCACCACGGCGTTCAGAGCCTGAGACTCGACCTGGGTGGCAATGTTGGCAATACCGGCTGGCATGGAATACTTCTCTTCGGTGGACATTTATAATAATCATACAAAAAAAAGTCAAGGCTCAGGATCAAAATCACTTTCTTCCTGAAACTTGGCATAGTG